GGCCCAGTGGTGGCGGTACCGAACGTCTGCCCGGTGACCTTGCCCCCGAAGGCATGCTGCTGCAGATAGAAGAACCGCGCTGCTCGCTGAATATCGGTCAGGGTTTCAGGGCGTGTCATCTTCTGCCATTCAAAGATCTGCCTGGAGCTAAGTGCCCATTTGAACTGGCGCACGAACTCCTCCAGGTGGTTCTGCACAACGCGATAAAGGGTGACCAGGTCACCGTTGAGATCGTTTAGCACCTCCACCGGGGCGGGCTGGGGGCGCATGAAGAACAACGCGGCACCGCCGGCGAAGACTTCGACATAGCATTCATGAGGGGGAAAGAGGGGGATCAAGCGGTCGGCCAAGCGGCGTTTGCCACCCATCCAGGGAATGATTGGAGAGGTCATAGGTATGCAAGTCTTTACTGTATGGATAAACAGGTGTTAGGCTCGCTGCGCTTTGTGCACAAGGCAGAGGCCACGGCTGGACTTGCAGGAAGGGTCTGCGGGTTCGGCGGGCCGGGCTGGATGTTGACGCATCCACCCGGCTCGCCTCTTTTACTTGGTGACTTCGCGCACGTAGGCCTGGCAGGCCTGCAACGCGATCAGCCCCCGGTCGCCTTCGTCGGTGATGGCGACAATTCGTTGAGCATGCGCTCGGTCAAGTTGGGCACGTACGGCGCCATGTACCACGCATCCGGTGCCGGCAGTTTCTCGCACCCAACCGTCACAACCCGGGGCGGCATAGGCTCCGGCGTCGACAAGGACTGACAACCGCAGATCAGCGGTAGCAAGCCTGTCACGCAGGCGAGCTTGAGTTTGGTGAGCATCGTTCATCTCCTTCCAATGTGCCTGGCTCAGCTCCTGCAGGTGATTTTCCAGGGTGCGCCGTTGCGCCTGCTGTTCCGCCAGCTTCTGGAGGGCAGCAACAGAGGCTTCTTCACGTTCACGGCCATAGGCTCGATCCTTGTCCGCCAGTTGCCGGTCAAAATCCGCAGCCTGTTCGGCGAGCTGCTTCCCGTAGTCGCTCGCCTGCCACACCCAGGCACCGCGACCACCCACCCACAGCCCTACCGCTATGGCGAGCAACGCGATGCGCACGTTGAGTGACATCACTGCAGCACCTCAAGAGCTCGCTTGTAGAGCGCCTGGCGATCCTTCAAACCATTCAGGCCACCATTGATGCGGCGGGTGATCGACTCGAAAGCCGCATCATCAGCATGCGTCACCTTGTCAGCGAGACTGTTGAGCCCCGCCCGCTGCCAGTACCAGCCAGCTGACAGCGATGCATAAACCGGCTGCTCGAGCAGATCAGGGGTATTGAGCAAGCGGCTGTCGCCGAACAGCGCCTCGCTACAGGCCTCGTAGTAGTCACGTCCGGTGATCTGAATAAGTCCACGGCCACGGTAACGTTGGCCATCGCCATCTGCCTGCGGCGTGTTGCCGAGGCGCTGCGCCAGGTGACCGGTGTCGTACTTGGCCAGGTAGGCATCGTTACCCAGCTCACGCACATACAGCAGTTGGCCAGACTCATGGCCGACCTGGGCAAGGAATGCTGCTATGCGCTTGGGCGTGATGATCGAGTACTTGCCCATAGTGGCATTGAGGCCCGGAATGAAAACGCCGGCTTTGCGGCCGGCGTTGGGGAGGATTTGTTGCAGTTGGTGAACCGAGATAGCCATTATGTTCTCCAGTGATAGCCGCGTGCGGCCGTGGGGTTACAGCTGCTCAACCCTGAGCGGCTTTTGTTCTTTCTTCTTCTTACCCGAGGCCTTGGCCTTGCCCTTCTTGCCGCCGTTGCACTCGACCGTGGTCGTCCACCCGGACTGGGTAAACACCTGCTCGACGGCATCCACCAGGTACTCGCCATCAAGGCCGACCTTGAAGCCCTGGGCGTTGATCGAGCATTCGGCAAACAGGTCGGTACGTCCGGCCATTTCCAAGCGCACGGCGGCGGTGCTGCGGTTGAACGCAGCGAGCCGCGCCTTGGCGGCCTGCTCGGCGGCGGTCTTGTTGGGGTAGATATGGCGGTCGGTGTGGACCGGAGGCAGACCGTCGGGCGACTCGCCGTTGTCCAGCTGGACCACCTTCAAGGCGCCGGTTTTCTGGTCCTGATGCTGGGTCTTCACAGCCTTTTGCGTGCTGCGATCCCCGAGCCGGAATTGGTACCGGGCAACGTCCGTCTTGTTGATGGTCACGACCAGCAGCGACTTGCCGGTTGTGGTCTTACCACCCTGCCGAGGCATAACCAGCAGCTTGCCCTCGGCCACCTTGGCGGTGCTGTCGTACTGCCGGGCCAGGCGCGTGACAAAGTTGTAATCCGACTCGTTGCGCTGGTCGACGCGCTCGACCTTGGTTGTTACCGGGCACACAACCTCCCAACCGTTACGCTTGGCAATTTCGGTGACGATCTGCGACAGCGGCACGTTTTCCCAGCTACCGCTGCGAATGGTCTTGCCGCTGCCGCGCATGTCGCTGGCCTTGCCGCGTATGGTGAGTTCGTCCGGCGGGCCAGACACCTGCACCTCGTCCACCATAAAGGCGCCCATGCGCGTGAGCGGCTTGCCCTCATAGCCCAGGAATCCGCTCGACCTAGCAGCACAGAGCCGAATTCGCAGAAACAGGAGGACCATGCGTGAACACAGCATTTGTTTTGATGGCGCAGTACAACGGCATGGCGATTATCTCGCTCGAACAGGTATGCGCTGACTACTTCACGCACCTCACTCCGCTCGTATTCCAACGCAAGGTGTTGGCCGGGGAAATCAAGCTGCCCATCACCCGACTTGAACCGAGCCAGAAGAGCGCCCGAGGCATACACATTGCGGATCTAGCGCTCTACTTGGACCAGCAACGGGATGCTGCGCGCAAAGAGTGTGCGCAATTGAATAGGTGAAGGTCAGGCTGATACGAAGATTGCACCCTACTTGATCAGAGCCAGCCGTACGCAAGGTACATCTGGCTGCATCCGCACCTTCCACACCGTCGAATACGCTTCAGTTATGCCCCAATGGCCGCCTACGATCGGCGGCTATTGATCTGTCCCCTAATCGGCTGGATAGGAACGGCAGATTTACCCAAATCCACAACGTGATAGTGACCGCTTGCGACCCAGGCTGTGTGAAAACCCAAATTTATCTCTAGGAACGCGCGAGCGTACGTGAAATCTGTAATGGCTTGGTTGTTCAGCTAACCCAGATTTCGCGCAGGAGCGCGAATTTCTGGTCGTTTTCTAACCAGTCGGATCGCGCTGAACGCTTTCACACAGCCTGGTCCCATAGTGGCCCTTCGGAGACGGCAGAAACGGTCAGAGGGCGAAAAATCTCAGACCGAAGCGGTTTACCAAAACCTGGCGTAGACACAAGAAGGACGAATCCGTAACCTCCGGTCATAGCGCTACTTCTTTAACCATGTCGCACCTCCGGAGCTTGGCCCAACTGGGCGCGAGGGACAGAATACATGATGCGACAAATTTGAAAAACCGATCAACGTACGTCACCTCATCTTCTTTCACCAATATAAGATTATGAAACCAGACATAGGCCATGTATACGTTCTATCCAATCCAGCATTAGCAGGACTGGTTAAAATAGGGCATACTAAAAAAGCGGACGTCAATATCAGAGCTATCGAATTATCCTCGAGCACATCCATACCACTGCCATTCTTCGTGGAGGACTCTTGGATCGTGGAGAACCCCATGCAATGGGAGCTACGCATACATGCTAGACTGGCATTTTGCAGGGTTGCGAAAGAACGAGAGTTCTTCAAAATTGAACTACCAGAAGCCTTAGCCCACATCAATAAGTTGATTTACGGAACAGACAACCCAGTCGATGCGGCCATTTGCGGAATGAAAGATCTTTTCAAGTTATATAGAAAGTATCCGACTTCATTTAAAAAGCCCGACGAGCAAGCACTGAAAATTGAAGAAGCCCTGAAAGGTATCAACCCTGACTAACTCCTTGGGCCGCCCCCATAGATGCTTACCTCCAACCAATCCCTATACGACCAGCCTCATGACTGCCAAAATATAGGACAACGGAAACTCATCGCCTCGCAACGCTTAGGATGTTGCGAGACGCAAACCACGAATACTCAAATCTCTCATCATATCATGCCAGCACCAATGCTTCGGCAATGCAGATCAGGAAGACACTTTCTCCTTTGAGATTACACCCTTCGCTTTATCTAGCACCCCCCCTACAGACTCGAATATTTGCGCCATATGATTCACATCTGCAACTTTCAAACTACTCAATTCCGGCCAACGAGCTTCTTTCTCCAGAACAGCGAGCATCATTGCCCTTGCTTCAATGATTGCCTCCTCGCGGTCGGACGAGAATTGATTCAGAGCATAATAGGATAGCAAATATCTGTCATAGACCGACTTAACCTTCATGAACTGCATGGAAGAGTCATTAAAATTCCTATACTGCTTAAGAAACCATGCTGCCAAAAACTCCACCACCAAGAAAGTAAAAGAACAAGAAACAATCCCAAATATCAAGGCTTCATCAACACCCCTAAATTGCGCAACTCCTTGCCAGACCAAAATCGATGCAACATAAAAATAAATACCCCTCCGCAAATACATAGTTCCGGTGTCTAGCAAGTTTGACGCCTTTTTGTCTGACATATCAATATGATTCTCTAAAGACTCGATCACATCATAAATGTGAGCCTCCAAAGGATTTCTTCCATCAGCCACAGTACTCTCGGGCGAAGCGCCCTTCAAGTCATCCTTGACAACATAGTGTACGTCCGAATGAGTCAAACTATCTTCTTTTCGATAGGCCGTAGCAGCCTCATGCAATTCACGATTTTCTTTCTGAAGATCTAAGACCTGCTTTTGCAACGCATGAAATCTAGAATCGACTTTTTTTACATACTCACGCTCATAATCAATATCTATAAATCTTTTAGTTCGGCTTTTGGCCAGGACCGCGTACTCACTCAATGCTTTCCAAGAAAGAAAAGCTGCAAAAACGGCTGCTGCAACACTTCCAACACCGCTAAGGAAATCCGAGACTGTAACAGTGCGGGCAGCCTCCAAAGCTATTTCCGAAAACAAACCTGTTGGCGCCAAAAGCAAGATAAGACACAAAACCATGGCTATCATACTCGCTAACCATAGCTGTATAAGAGAAGGTTTTTTAGGACCGGAATCTACCCACTCTAATATTGGAGACTTCCCTGTGTACTTGAATGTACCAGGTGCTGGCTCTCCCTCTGCATGCCGAAAGTTCGTCTTACGCAAATCCTCATCAGCTTTCATACGCCAGCCTCTACCATATTTAAGACCCGCCTGCAATAATGGACTATCTATATCCTTCGAGCAAAATCACACGCCAGAACGCATACCCAGCCTAAGCAGATTATATGAGCGAAACAGCAATCGTGGTTAAGTATTGCTGCGGTATATTTGCCCGGTGCTTAGCTAACTTGAAGATTACACCCCGGATGCAGTCGATGCGACAGCCAGCCAACTACCCGACCCGAGCGCCTAGAGTGACTGAGGCCTGGATAATCCGCTCCAACCATCTCCATTCCATGTATCGATCGCCACGCCCCCTCAGATGGGTATAACGCCGCAGCGAGTTCCAGTCACGATGACCGGAAACACTCGATACGCGCGGGATATCCCAATCCATTTCGAACAACCGGCTCACGCCTTCGTGGCGCAGATCGTGAAAATGCAGATCCTCCACGCCAACCATCTTGCATGCTCTGGACCAGGCCGTGCCGATTGAATCGGTGTTGTAAGGAAAAATCTCAGTGCACTGACGCGGCATGCTTTGCACAATCGCCCACGCCTCATCCGGCAGATGGCACCACACATCGTTGCCGATCTTCTGGCCGGGGTTCTTCATGTCTCGCACTTTCACCGCCCGGCGGTGCTCATCCAGATCCTCCCACATGATGCGAGCGATCTCGTCCATACGGCGCGTGGAAAAGATGGCAAACGCCACGACCTTCGGCATGTGAATGACAGTCGGACGCCGTGCAAGCATCTCGAAAAAGTGCTCAAGCACCTTGTCGAGTTCTTCAAGCGTTGGCCTCCGATCCCGCTCCCGGCTCTTCATGTTGTAGCCGAGGCGCTTCAGAACAAGGCGTGCGTCGGGCATAGCTTGGGGGTTGATCTCGTACTCCCACGCTGCCCTAGCCAGCGACAACACTGAACCCAGGTGAGCCAGATCATTGCCGGCTGTCTGCGGTTTGATGCCACCGCCTGGAGGGCTCATACGCCATAGGGCATAGTCCACCAGCACCTGCTGGCTGATGTCGGAGTCGACCTTTTCACCCAGGTAGCTGTTCTTGATGGCGTTCAGCGTGCGTCGCTTGGTCTCGCCCAAAGGCCGAGCTTTCTCAGCCTCCACCAGGTAACGGTCGATCATGTCCTTGACTGTGTGCCCCACCCGGGTGGCGCGCTCGATAGCACCAGGTTCAGCCAACTCGGTTTCCCGTCGTTTCGCCCAGGCCACCGCCGCCTGTTTGCGGGCGAACGTTTGGCTCTCTTGGTAGACTGTCACCTTGTCGCGATTAATGCGGATCTGGACGAGGTAGCTGGTGCTGCCATCGGCCTTTTTACGCGTTCTGATCGTTGCCATTTGAGATTGGTACACGTCGCCTGTCGATTGGTACATTGTACCAAGCGCTTGGTAAAAACGCCCCAAAACCCCCTAAATT